CCATAAACATTTCTTTGTCTTTTGTAAATAGATTGCAAGAAATACTATACCAATCCCAATTGTAATTTATGTTTTTTTGAATGATATCCATAGTTATATTTGGATTTTGAGAAATCCATTTCCAATCCCAAGGTTTATCCGGATTGCTTTCAATGATATCCATAGTTATGTTTGGATTTAAAGAAATCAAACGCCAATTCCAAGATTTATCAGGATTATTTTCAATGATAGCCATAGTTAGGTTTGGATTTTGAGAAATCCATTTCCAATCCCAAGGTTTGTCTGGATTTTTTTGAATCATATTCAATGTTAAGTTTGGATTGAAAGAAATACGAGACCAATTCCAAGGTTTGTCAGGATGTGTTTCAATCATCTCCATTGTTATATTTGGGTTTAGAGAAATACGAGACCAATCCCAATCTTTGTCTGGATTTTTTTCAATCATTTCCATTGTCAGGTTTGGGTTTTGAGAAATCAAATACCACTCCCATTCCTTGTCTGGATTTTTTTCAATCATTTCCATTGTTAGGTTTGGATTTAAAGAAATACCATCCCAATCCCAAGGTTTGTCTGGATTATTTTCAATGATATCCATTGTTATATTTTTATTTTGAGAAATACCAGACCAATCCCATTCCTTGTCTGGATTTTTTTCAATCATTTCCATTGTTAGGTTTGGATTTAAAGAAATACAAACCCAGTCCCAAGGTTTGTCTGGGTTTTGTTCAATCATCTCCATTGTGATATTTTTATTTTGAGAAATCAAAGACCAATCCCATTCCTTGTCTGGATTTTTTTTAATGAAATCCATTGTTATATTGGGATTACAAGAAAACCCTGACCAACTCCAAGGTTTATTTGAGTTTTCATGAATAAATGTCATAATTACCTTAACAAAATAATCGGCGAATATGCGTCGGATATTAGCGTAGTAGTTCATTTTCGTTTTGCTCATTTTCGTTTTGCTCATTTTCGTTTCGTTTCGTTCGTTATCGTTTCGTTCGTTATCGTTTCGTTCGTTATCGTTATGTGGGTATTGACTTGTAGTGTGCACGAAAAGTATTTCAATTTTTTACAGCCTTTACATGTGCCCTTACCTCTGCATTTACCTTTGCCTGATAACCGGTATAATTTATTCTTCAACATAACTTGAGTTCTCGCAATAAAAATTCATATGTAATTTTCGACAATAAGCATAAATAGGAACATATTTTCCTCTAGCATAGTACTGCTGGATTGTAAACGCTGCTATATGTTCTCTATATTTTTTCGCCATAAACACTTGTTTGTCTTTTGTGAATAGATTGCAAGAAATACCACGCCAATCGAAATGGTGATATAGGTTTTTTTGAATGATATCAATAGTTATATTTGGATTTTCAGAAATAAAATACCAATGCCAAGGTTTATCCGGATTATTTTCAAATGTATCCATAGTGATGTTTGGATTTAAAGAAATAGAAATCCAATCCCAAGGTTTATCCGGATTATTTTCAATGATATCCAGAGTTATATTTGGATTTTTAGAAATAGAACCCCAATCCCAAGGTTTATCTGGATTATTTTCAATGATATCCATGGTTAGGTTTGGATTTTTGGAAATCCATTTCCAATTCCAAAGTTTATCGGGATTTTTTCGGATCATCTCCATTGTTATATTTTTATTTTTGGAAAGACTATACCAATCCCACTCTTTGCCTGGATTGGATTCAATGATATCCACAATTAATTTTTGATTTTGATAAATATAAGACCAATCCCATTCATTGCCTGGATGATTTTTTTCAATGAAATCTATTGTTAGGTTTGGATTTTCAGAAATACCAGACCAATCCCAAGGTTTATCTGGATTATTTTCAATGATATCCATTGTTATATTTTGATTTTGAGAAATAAAAGACCAATTCCAAGGTTTATCTGGATGCTTTTTAATCATTTCCATGGTGATATTTTTATTTAAAGAAATACCATCCCAATCCCAAGGTTTGTCTGGGTTTTGTAGAATCATCTCCATTGTTATATTTTTATTTTTGGAAAGACTATACCAATCCCATTCTTTGTGTGGATTTTTCTCAATGATATTCAATGTTATATTGGGATTACGAGAAAACGCTGTCCAATTCCAAGGTTTATTTGAGTTTTCATTAATAAATGTCATAATTACCTTATCAAACTCATCATTGAATACGCGACGCATATTAGCGTATCTGGTCATTTTCGTTTCGTTTGTCTTAGTTATATGGTTATTGACACGTAATATAATTGAAAAGTATTCAATTTTATGATAATTAAAATTTAATTATCATTTCAATAAACTATTTTTATATAATTAATCATTTATCACAAAAATATAATGTTTTTAATATTAGTTTAGATTATTCACATAATTAATAATAATAATAGATATTAATGATTTTCCTACTTAAAGAAACTGTCATGAATTCGGTTCTAAACTATTCTATAAAATGAGTTTTGGACATTTATAAATGTCCATTTCCCAATTATGAGAAAAAGAATGAACCTAAAAAAAGTGAAAAAAGTGATTGTTACCATAATGGGTTGTTTTTCATTTTTCTAATAAAAATGTTGTTATGATAAATTTTATTATTGAAAAATGATTTTAATAATAAAGTATTTAGGCGTTTTTTATGTAAGTATAATATACTTACATATGTTTACAAATAAAAACGCCGAAAACGCCAAAAAATATGAATGTAAAAATTGTCGGTTTAACACGAGCAAACAAAGTTGTTGGGAGAGACATATTTCTACACCAAAGCATATAAATACTTACAATGACTTACATAAAAACGCCATTCAAACGCCGAAATCGTATATTTGTAAAAATTGCAATAAAGAATATTCATTTAGACAAAGTCTTTATACTCATAAAAAAAAATGTAAAGAAAATATGATTATTTGCGAAAATATAATTGTTGATTATGATAATGTGAATAATAATGTGAATAATAATGTGAATAATAATGTGAATAATAATGTGAATAATAATGTGAATAATAATGTGAATAATAATGTGAATAATAATGTGAATGGTATTGTGAATAATAATGTGAATGGTATTGTGAATGATAATAACATGAAAAATATTATACTAGATATTATTAAAAATAATACTGACGCATTAAAAGAAATAATGGAAGTTTGTAAAAATATGAATAATACAACTCACATAAGTAACTCAAATAACATTAATACAAACAATTCCAATAATAAAACATTCAATCTTCAAGTTTTTTTAAATGAACAATGTAAAGATGCCATGAATTTATCTGATTTTATTAATTCTATCGAATTGAATTTATCAGATTTAGAAAATATGGAAAAACTGGGTTATACTGATTGCATGTTTAATAACATATTTGGTAATATGAATATTCTTGATATTTGTTCCCGTCCCTTTCACTGTAGTGACCTAAAAAGAGAAATCATGTACGTTAAAAATAATGATGTCTGGGAAAAGGAGGATGCTGAACACAGTAAACTAAAAAATGCCATTAGGACCATTGAAAAGAAGAATTTTAAATTGCTGAATGATTGGACGAATAAACATCCAACATTCAAAGATTATGATTCGCCCTATAATGATAAATATTTAAAGATTGTAGGACAAACCATGAGTGGAGATAAGGATCATATGAATAAAGTAATCAGGAAGTTAGCAAAGAGTTGTGTTATTGATAAAAGTATTTTATAGATATAGATATTTACTTGAAAAATTGAATGGATTTATATGATAATCATAAGTTTTATTAAACATAAATTAATAATACTAAAATAATCATAAATATAATGGCATCATCCATTATCTCTCGTGAATGTGATATTTGTTGTGAAACATATAATTATCAAAAACATAGAAAAATCATTTGCGAACAAAGTGATTGTTTATTTGAAGCGTGTAAGGCGTGTGTGCGTAACTATTTAATTGGAACAACAAGTGACCCGAATTGTATGAAGTGTAATAAAGGTTGGAGTGACACATTTTTAGTTAAACAATTGAACCTCTCGTTTATGAGAAGAGATTATAAAAAACATAGAAAAGATTTACTTTTGCAGCAACAAATCAGTCGGTTATCAGAATCAATGGTAGCAGTTGAAAGGTATAAAGAAATTCAAAAAATACAAAAGCAAATCGAAAAACTAATAAGTTATTTGAACGAACTAAAAAGTCATATATACACAAATTATATTAAAAATAAAGATGTTACTAAAGAACAGTTTGCACAATTTAGGGAAGAAAAATTAACAATTAATAATAATATTAATGATATGACAAATGAAATAGAAATCTTAAAAAATGGCAGGTCAAATGAAAATAATAGCAAAAAGGAAACAAAAAACTTTATTATGTCTTGTCCCAATACAGATTGTCGTGGGTATTTATCCACTCAATATAAATGCGAATTATGTGAATTTCATACTTGTTCGAAATGTTTTGAACTTATTGGAAAAACAAGAAATGACACACATGAATGTAAAAAAGAAAATATCGATAGTGCCGAATATATTCGAAAACAATCAAAACCGTGTCCTTGCTGTGGAATACGAATTTCAAAAATTGATGGTTGCGATCAGATGTGGTGCACGCAGTGTCATAAAGCGTTTAGTTGGAACACGGGAAAAATCGTAACTGGCACTATTCATAATCCTCATTTCTATCAGTTCCAGCGCGAAAATGGGGCAGGTATCGTAGCACGAAATCCAGAGGATATAATTTGTGGTGGGTTATGTAGAATTCATGAATTGAATGATGAGTTAATAAATAATTTTGTTTCTCCCTGTGAAATTATTTATAATAATTTGATTAAATTACATCAATTAATAAATCATATTCTTCATGTGATTATTCCTCCGATTCGTGGAATAATTACTGCGAATGAAGATTGTTTAAACGAGAGAGTGAAATATATTGTGAAAGAAATTAGTAAGGAAGAGTTAGCGAATCGTGTCATGCATAAAGATATAATGCGGAAAAAAAATGTAGATTTGTTACATATATATGAATTAATGATTGAAGTAGGCATTGACATGTTTCGCAATATAATTAATATAAGAAATACTCTTGGTATTAATTTTTGTGTAAAAAAATACACAGTATTTTTACACGAGGAATACCAAAATTTTGAAAAATTATGTGATTATGCAAACACACAGTTTAAACAAATTAGTATAACATATGGCATGATAGTGCCGTGTGTTTCATTGAACAAACGCACTATAATTACTACAAAATATAATTTAGGAGGAGGAATCGCAAAGTGTATTATTGTTCGAGATGAAAAATGGAAAAATAAAGTGCTATTTTTACAAGAATTAAATACTAAATTGATTGAAAAAAGAAAAGAAGAATTAAAAATTTTAGAAGAAACTAAATTGTGTGAAAAAAATAGATAAATAGATAAATAAAAAAGCAAAAATAGATGTGAATAATTGTTTAAAATAATAAATTTTTTTTATGTAATTATTATTTTTAAATTTTATTATAATTAATTTAAAGATAAATTGATATACAATATAGTCTATAATAGTTATTAAAACCTTAGTCAAAACTATTATTAACTGAAATGAAAAATAATATTAAAATTAAACAAACGGTGCCTACAACTATTCCTATAAATATGGAACCATTAGAACCGGAAAGACAACATGATATTATTACAAACAATAATGATAATTTACAGGATTACTGTGAAGAACCTTGGACACTAATTGAATCTTATTTTAAAGGTAAACATTTACAACAATTAGTGAAACATCAAGTAGAATCTTATAACGATTTTGTAAATTATCAAATCCAAAAAACAATTAGTATGTTTAATCCAGTGCACATTTGTTCAGAACAAGATTTTGATAAAGAATCAGGTAAATACAGATTAGAATTATTTGTTACATTTGAAAATTTTAATATTTATCGTGCTCAAATTCACGAAAATAATGGAGCAACTAAACTTATGTTTCCAGAAGAAGCGCGTAACCGTAATTTTACTTATGCTGGAAATATGACGGTTAATATGAATATTAAATATATTGTTAGAAATGGTGCTTCTCTTGAATCTGAAGAAACATTTTATAAAATGATGCCAAATATTAATATTGGGAAAATTCCTATTATGTTAAAATCCAGTATTTGTATTTTAGAACAATATAAACACGTTTCTCCAAATGTAAGCGGCGAATGTAATCTGGATTCTGGTGGTTATTTTATAATTAACGGGTCTGAAAAGACATGTCTTGGACAAGAGCGTGCTGCGGAGAATCTTGTTCGGTGTTTTAATATTTCAAAAAATAATACGAAATGGGATTGGTTAGCAGAAATCAAATCCGTTCCTGATTTCAAATGTATTTCTCCAAAACAAATTTCCATGATGATTGAAACACGAAATAATGGATTTGGGCATGGAATATCCATACAAATTCCGCGTGTAAAAAACCCTATTCCGTTATTTATTGTGTTTCGCGCGTTAGGTATATTAAGTGACGAAGAAATTTGTAAAATAATTGTATTAGATATTAATAATGAAAATGAAAATAATAAAACGATTTTAAAAAACTTACAAGCGTCTATTGTAGAAGCAAACAAAATTACTGAACAAGAAAGTGCTATAAAACACGTAACAAATAATGTTATGTATACACCAATGAATATGGATAAAGAAACCGGGATACGCAAAAAACGTGAGTTTGCTTTGGGAATTTTAAGCACTGATTTATTTCCTCATTGTAAAACTTCTGATCAAAAACTATATTTTATGGGTTATATGGCAAATTGTTTAATCCGAACAAGTTTAGGGTTGGAAATTACAGGAGACAGAGACTCATATTTAAATAAACGTATTGATTTGACTGGTACATTATTAAATAACTTGTTTAGAAATTATTTTAATAAAATGGTAAAAGATATGCAAAAACAAATTATTCGTGAAATTAATACTGGGTCGTGGCGTTCAACGAATGATTATAAATCAATAGTGAATATGACGAATATCTACAAAATTATTAAATCAACCACTATTGAAAACGGGATGAAACGCGCGTTATCTACTGGCGATTTTGGAGTGAAACAAACAAATAGTAACAAGGTTGGAGTTGCTCAGGTGTTAAATAGATTAACATATATTTCAGCATTAAGTCATTTAAGACGGATTAATACCCCGATTGATAAGAGTGGGAAACTAATTCCGCCGCGTAAATTACATCCGACATCATGGGGGTTTTTATGTCCGGCAGAGACACCAGAAGGAGGCAGTGTTGGTGTTGTAAAAAATTTAAGTTATATGACGCACGTCACGATTCCTTCAAATAGCACACTTTTGTATGAATCTGTTGAACCCTATTTATTACCGATTGAAACAATTAAAACTAACCCAGAACAGTTGTATAATAAAGTAAAAATTTTTATAAATGGTGCGTGGTTAGGAAATGTAGAAGAACCGTTTGAATTATATAATTCTTTGAAAACGAAAAAATATAAGGGGATTATTAATATTTATACCTCAATTATTTTCGACATTAAACGCAAAGAAATTCGCATATGTAATGATGCTGGAAGGTTAACACGACCAATCCTTAAAGTGAAAAACAATGAGTTGTTGTTGAAACAAAATATTATTGATAAAATAAAAAACAATGAATTAATTTGGGATGATTTATTAACTGATTGTAAAAACGATGATTCAATTATTGAATATATAGATGCATCTGAACAGAATTTAAGTATGATTGCGATGAATCCTCCTGCTTTAAAAGAAAAAACAAATATTATATATAAATATACACATTGTGAATTACACCCAAGCACCATATTTGGCATTTTGGCATCGTGTATTCCATTTCCAGAACACAACCAGTCACCTAGAAATACATATCAGTGTGCTATGGGAAAACAAGCAATGGGAATGTATGTAACAAATTATGATAATCGTTTAGATAAAACCGCATATGTGATGACCTATCCGATGCGTCCATTAGTAGATACGCGAATAATGAATATGATTGGATTAAATAAGATTCCATCTGGTAGTCAAATTGTGGTGGCAATTATGACACATTCTGGTTATAATCAAGAAGATAGTATTTTATTTAATAAAGGGTCAATTGATAGAGGACTTTTCCAAGCGACAATTTATCATACTGAAAAAGATGAAGACAAAAAAATTCAAGGTGACGAAGAAATACGATGTAAGCCTGACCCATCCAAAACAAAGGGTATGAAGTTTGCGAATTATGATAAAGTAAATTCGCAAGGAGTTATTCCTGAAAATACATTAGTAGAAAATAGAGATATTATTATTTCTAAAATTGTTCCGATTAAAGAAGCACGCAATGATCATACAAAAGTAATGAAATATGAAGATCAGAGTCGTATTTTTAGAACAACAGAAGAAACGTATATAGATAAAAACTATATTGAACGCAATGGAGATGGTTATAACTTTTGTAAAGTGCGTCTTCGAACGATTAGAAAACCGATTATTGGTGATAAGTTTAGTAGTAGGCATGGACAGAAAGGGACCATTGGTAATATTATTCCCGAGGAAGATATGCCTTATACTGCATCAGGTGTTAGACCAGATATTATTATTAATCCACACGCAATTCCGTCTCGTATGACGATTGCACAATTAAAAGAAACAGTTCTAGGAAAAGTATTGATTGAAATTGGTTTATTTGGTGATGGAACTAGTTTTGGTAAATTTGATGTAAAAGAGATTTGTAAAGAATTACAAAAGGTTGGTTATGAATCTAATGGCAATGAACTCATGTATAATGGACTGACCGGCGAACAAATAGAAACATCAGTATTTATTGGACCAGTCTTTTATCAGCGGTTGAAACATATGGTTTCTGATAAACAACATAGTCGTAGTATTGGACCAATGGTGAATTTAACACGGCAACCAGCAGAAGGTCGTTCAAAAGATGGTGGGTTGAGATTTGGAGAAATGGAACGTGACTGTATGTGCTCTCACGGCGCATCACGTTTTACCAAAGGACGCATGTATGATGCGTCTGATGCGTTTAGAGTACATACTTGTAAACGGTGTGGTCTTATTGCGGCGTATAATGATGTGACACACGTTCATCATTGTAAAACGTGTGATAATAGAAGTGATTTTGCTTATGTGGAATTACCATACGCATGTAAATTAATGTTTCAAGAATTAATCACAATGAATATTGCACCAAGAATTTTAACTTAAAAAAATATACTAACAATTTAATATAACAATTTAGAATAACAATTTAATATAACAATTTAGAATAACAATTTAATATAACAATTAAAAATTTTTTATATTTATAATATATAATAACAATGTCTTTTTTAGGAGGTAAAAAACAATCTACAACAGAAGGCGGCAATGAACGTTCTTCTACAAGGCAAATTCTAATACGCAATTCTTTTGTTTCTACCAAAACAATCGGATGTTCTCCTATGAATCAGTTTGACAACAATTGTAAAAAAACACATGTACCACTTGGATCAGATAGAATTAGATATAAAAAATTAATGGCAATTAATAAAAATTATAATGGTTAGATGATAAGTTATTAATAATAATAATAATATAACATTAATAATAATATAAAATTAATTAATTTATAATAATAATATAATTAATTAATTACATGTTAACTATACATCAAGAAATTAAAGATAAATTATCTCATTTCATAGAGACAGATAAAATACCTAATATAGTATTTCACGGAAATTATGGAAGTGGTAAAAGAACAATTGTAAATTCATTTATTAACAATATTTATAATCAAGATAATGAATTAATAAAAAAATATGTTATGTATGTTGATTGCGGGCATGGAAAAGGTATAAAATTTATTCGTGAAGAATTAAAATTTTTTGCAAAAACCAATACAAATATAATTATTAATGAAAAAAAACATTTTAAAACAATTATTCTTTCAAATGCCGATAAACTTACAATTGATGCACAATCAGCGTTACGACGTTGTATTGAACTTTTTACTACAACTACCCGATTTTTTATTATAGTAGAGGATAAATATAAATTATTAAAACCTATTTTATCGAGATTATGTGATATTTACATATCAGATGTTTTTATAAAAAATAAAACAATTAACCTTTATGAACATGCGGTAGATAATATGTTTGATGTAAAAAATTATGAAAAAAAACGATTAATACGGTTAAAAAAAGAAATGGAAAAATATGATAAAAATACAACTTATACAGAATTAATGAGACTTTCTAACCGATTATATGAAAAAGGGTATAGTGGAAATGATTTAACTACTTATATTGACCAATTTAAATGTTCCGATAATTCTATATGTAATAATGAAAAATATAAATATCAAATACTTTTAACAATTCATAAAATAAAATCTGAATTTAGAAATGAAAAATTATTAATGTTTTTTATATTAAAATTTTTATTTTTAAGTTCAGAAGTGAATTTAGAAAATATATCATTTATGTAAATGGACGATTATTCCGTTTCTAGTTTAAGTGATTCAAAGAATGAATGGTGTGCGCGATTAGTAAATACACTTACACCAGCAGTTAAAGAAGGTCTTAAATCTATTTTTAATGAAGCATGGAAATTATGTGAAGAAAATACACAAAAAGATAAATATTTAATGACATTTCAGACATTTTTAACACGTATACCTAAATGGAACACGTCAATAATAGAAATTGAAAAAATACGAATTTGTGAAACGACTGGTTGTGGGTATTTAGAAGAATTAATAACGTGTGTTCATATAATTCATTTAAAAGCGCTTACATGTGTTCGTGTTGGTCAAAAACAAAAGAAAATAGATATTGATATTCCTTCTATTGATAAATTTATTCATAATATCTATATAAATGTCGCACGAAAAATATACACAATGATTTATTTATTTGAAAAAAATATAGTGCCATTAGAAATCCAAAAAAGAAATAGGGAATTAGAATGTGTTATTAAAGAATGTATATTAGATACTGTCAGAGACAGCATTCCGATTGAAAATATTTTACGTTCTTATATAGACGAAACAACAGAGGAAGATGTTGAAATAAAAGAAGTTATAGAAGAATCTAATATACCGATATCCGATGAAGAGAGAAATAATAATAATATCAATAGAACAAATGATAATTTAAAAATACATAAAAAAGAATTGGAAAAAGAATTGGAAAAAGAATCAGTATTTGAATCTTCTAAAATAACAGATACAACATCTTCTTATGTAAATCAAGATACGAAATTTAATAATTCAGTGCACGATGTACCTGATAAAATACGTTTTTCAAATGTTGATAACATGATGGATGTAGACGGCAATGAGTCAAATGTAGACGCTCCAAAAACAATTGAACGGTTAGAACAAATTTCATCCAATAATAAAGATAATATGTATGGTGGAGATAATGACACAAATGATGAAGATAATAAATTAAAGATTGGTGGAAATATTTCGTTAGATTTTTCTGATGTAAATGATTTAAATAAATCATTTACTCTGAATGATCCGCCTATTTTAGATGATGTTGAAATTCTTTATTAATTATTAAAATATAAATTATAAGTAAATAATTTGCGTTTATTTATATTTTCAATATTAATTATATAATTATATAGTTGTATTTTTGAATGGAAAATTTATTTATTAATGCTGGTATTATTTCTTTTATATATATATTAGTTAAATTTGCTGAGATGCGTGTTTTTTTAAAAGAAAATAAACCTTTAAAAGAATTGGTAAAAGATACTATTTTTGTATTTATTAGTGTAATTATTGGGTTTTTTATTATTGAACAAATAATACCAAAAGAATTATCAATTCAGGTTACACACGCTTTTGTAGATGCTCCCAATTTTTAAAATAACAAAGTCATTTATTTAATAATTATATTTAATAAATATATATAATTATTATAATCACTCACACTTTATAAATGATGGTATTTCATTAATATCCATTACGTGTGTTGATTTATTATTATTTTTAATTTTCTTTTTATTTACAATATATTTATCAAAATAGGGATGTTCTAATACTTTTGACGGAACATGAGTATGAACTGTTCGTGCGATCATTTTATATAATTTAAAATCAGGATATCTCTCTTCGCCGTTTGACTTATACATAATATTTCTACCTTTATCATCTTTGCACCAATTCGCTATAATTTTGAATATAGGTGTTTTAATATTATCACAATTTTCATCATCGCAATCTTCTTCGTCCATTATATAATCAAATAATGAACAACCTAAACGACATAAATCAAAACTATAATTCGGTTCTAATCTTGGTTTTTTATCATTAAAATAAGGTTCACAATTATATTGTGTTGCTGCGTCGCCTTTTTTATGAAAACTATCACTACATATTATTTTTCCTCTGAATTTATATATTGCTCTTCCAAAATCAATGATTTTAAATATACGACCATAAGTTGGGACTTTATAATATTTTCCATCTAATTTATAATAAAGGTATTCTAAATGAGTTTTATTATACATAACATTGTTTGTATGTAAATCATTATGAGTTAAATTAAACTTTTCTTGAAATGTTATAAGTGACATTAATAGTTGGATTATAATAGAATCCCATTCATGTGGACTTAATTCATGATTCATCATTAATGAATCAAGTGTATTTTCGCATTGTTCAAGAGCAATAGCATGAACTGGAAATTTATTAATTGTTGCGAATAATTCATCATTTTCACCATCACTGTTTTCACTGTTACTGTTTTCACTATGACTGTTTTCATCATCACTTTTTTCACCATCACTGTTTTCACCATGACTGTTTTCATTATCACTGTTTTCACTATTAGTAGTTGATGATCTAGATGAACATGTTGACCCAGAATCACACGATATATTTTTGGATTGTTCATCTGACATATTTTTGGATTGTTCATCTGACATATTTTTGGATTGTTCATCTGACATATTTTTGGATTGTTCATCTGACATATTTTTGGATTGTTCATAAATTAATTCACCATTAATGTTGGATGATAATGTATTCTGAGAATACGATGATAGAGAGAAAATAGAATCTAAATGTGAAATATCTTTTATATCAGATAATTCTAATATTATTTTATCATTATTACCATTATTACCAGTATCATTATTATCTATAAAATATAATTTTTTCTTATGATTACGAGTATAAGAATTGCTATTATTTATTAAATCTGTATCTACGTTAAATAAAACATTATTATGTTTTTGAAAAAATGTAGAATCTAACATATATTCGGTTTCATCAAAAATATTTACTTCAAAATTATTTTTAATTCCAAGAAAGGAACCATAAAAATCTAATCCATGAATAAAATTATGTTGATGTAACAATTTACTGGTTAAATAACTAAAAAACCCATCTACATATGCATGATTATTTGGATCATTCATTTTTTCATTTATATTATTTATATTATTAATATTATTTATATTATTAAAAGTGGGTAGAGAAAATAATTCATTATTGTAAATCTCATATTTCCCAATCATATATTTCACTGGATCAAGCAAAGGACAATATTTAATAAATATATCTTTATTATGTTTTTTCATATCACAATCAGTAACGGTTGCCTTAAATTTATTATTAGATTCAGTAGTATTAATACTATAAAGAGAGAAATGATGGTCTAAATTAATACTATTAAAATTGGTTTCATTTAGTGAAAAAAAATTATTATAAATAGGATTATAATTTTGCGGATTAGTTATATTTGTTAGTTCTGAGTTTTCAAAATTATTAAATAACACAGAATTATCTTTTTTTTTATAAGAAAACATCATAGTTCTTCTAAATATAAATTATATATTTTTTTAACTCATAATTTATTTATATTATTTATATTATTTATATTATTTATATTATTTATATTAATAACAATATTAATATTATTATCTATAGTGTTATTGTTATTGAGTATTATTGTTAAATAAATATGCGATTAAAATAAATATGCGGTTAAAATAATGTATTATTATATAAAAAAATATTAGATTAGAATTTATTTATAATATTTAATATGACTTTAGAACTAAGAAAATTTAATATGCGTGATATTAGTTTTAAACCAAGTGAAAATAAAGGTCCTGTCATTGTATTGATTGGACGGCGTGATACAGGTAAAAGTTATTTAGTTCAGGATTTATTGTTTTATCATCAAGATATTCCTATCGGAACAGTGATATCAGGCACAGAAGCAGGAAATGGGTTTTATGCTCAACATATACCAAAACTATTTATTCATGATGAATATAATACCGCAATTATAGAAAATATTTTAAAACGTCAAAAAACCGTTTTGAAGCAAGTAAAAAAAGAATTTGAAAATTATAAAAAAAGTAATATTGACCCAAGGGCATTTGTTATATTAGATGATTGTTTGTATGATGCTTCTTGGACAAAGGATAAATTAATGAGATTACTTTTTATGAATGGTCGTCATTGGAAAATTATGTTAATTATTACTATGCAATATCCGCTTGGTATTCCTCCAAATTTAAGAACAAATATTGATTATGTTTTTATATTAAGAGAACCATATATTGCGAATAGAAAAAGAATTTGGGAAAATTATGCTGGCATGTTTCCTACATTTGAATCATTTTGTCAAGTTATGGATCAATGCACAGAAAATTACGAATGCTTAGTTATTAATAATAATTCGAAATCGAATAAATTACATGATCAAATTTTTTGGTACAAAGCAGAATCACACGGACCTTTTAAATTAGGATCAAAAGAATTTTGGGAATTATCCAAGGATTTTAATTCTGACGATGATGAAGGAGATACTTATGACCCGCAAAATGTAAAAAAACGCGGTCAAGGACCTAAAATTAGTGTTAAAAAATCGAAATGGTAAATTATATTTATAAAATCTTATATAATATATATTTTTTGATTAAAACATTTATTATTTTCTATAATATCCTCTTTGTTAATTTCATTTTTATAGTTATAGTCACAAAAATGTTGTTCCGAATGACGGTGTTTTACACAAAATATTTTTTCACATTTACATTTTCCAATAAGTGATATAGAAAGAGAAATTTTTTTATTACACGTTTCAAATGAACAAATCATAATGTATAATTATATATTATATAATTATACATTATATAATTATATATTATCTAAATAAATAATAATTTTGAATTAATTTTATTATTTATTTAATTAAATTTAAAATAGTTATCTTCATTGATTGACGTGTATTTAAATTGTATTCATTACAATATTGTCACTCTCAAATAATTGTTTTTGAATTTCTTCAATGGTAACATTACTATTTTTATCATTTGTATCCATATTTTTTACACTAACCAAATCACCGTGTTCATTCAAAGTTTGAGTAAGAACATTACCACTTTCTAATGCTTTCTTTTTATTTTCTTCCATAGATTTCTCTTTGCTTTCACGTACACGCTTTTCAAACTCAACTTTGGCAGTCTTCTCATTCTTTTCTTTTTCATTCATAATTTCATTTAATTCATCTTCCAAGTATTCAACGCGACCGGTTTTATATGCCTCTGGATGAAATGGAATCCAAGTTCCTACTGGACCAACATAAACATCATGGTTAGGATCAACTTCACGCAACATTTTACAACGAAGTTCGGCTTCTTGTTGGGTAGGATAACTGCCGCGAATTTTAATACCTCTTACATTAGTTTGAAAATTGTGCTGTTTCTTAAAATCATCATTAATCCGTTCTTCATTTGTATCAAGAAATGTTTTATAATCATCTTCTAATGAAGTCATAAATAAATTATCCTTTTCCTCTTTACAAAATTCTTGTAAATCTGTTGTCAAATCAACCATTTTTAAATTATATTTATATGACAAAAAACTCATAAAATGATTAAATTTTTCTAAGGATTTATTCATATCCCATTGCTTTAGGAATTGTTCAAATTCATATAATTCGCGTTTCTTAATTATGTTTTCCGGAGAAATAAAAGAGATACACGAAAATTTTTGTCCGGCAACAGATTTATCTTCATCTAATAAATCAATGTATTTAGAATTAATTGTTCCATCACCATTCAAACGATGCTCATAAGTAGACATATTAGTATAGTATATCATATCATACAGTTTCTATTTTAAGTATATTTTTTATTAATTAGTATATTTTATTAATTATTAATTAGTATATTTTATTAATTAGTATATTTTATTAATTAGTAATTAATATATTTTAGCAATTAGTAATTAATATATTTTAGCAATTAGTAATTAATATATTTTATAAATTATTTTTTCTTATTAACTATTATAATATACAATGCGATTTATTGATGGACTTGACGTTGGCGAATTAGTCAAACGTGCGATTAAATATTTGGTAGAAGGGTTAATGGTTGCTATTGCGGCATTTGCTATACCTAAGCGAAGTCTTAACTTAGACGAAGTTGCTATGATTGCCTTAACTGCTGCGGCTACATTTAGTATTTTGGATACTTATATTCCCAGCATGGGAGTAAATGCTCGGTCTGGCGCTGGTTTCGGTATCGGCGCGAATTTAGTTGGATTCCCTGGGAGATTTTAACCTTAATTAATTATCCTGATAATTAATATTAAATTATATTTTTATAATATTTTATTTAATATTAATTTTAAATCGTTGGTATAAATTCCCAATTTAATTCTTGACATATTTTTGTCCACACTTCATCCTGTTCAATTCTTTTTTCTCTATCTTTAAGCATGGGAAAAAAAGGTAAAAATTGGTCTTGTCCAAGTAATTCACATAATTTATAAATTGTATAATAATAATTTAAGAAATTTACTCTATCATCCGGACAATATTTAGCATAAGGACTTTGAATATCCATAAACAAATTACATAATGTAATTTCAAGAGCAGCACTCATTATTGGTGGTTTTATTCCCAATCTATCTTTTATAAATGGAATATGTTCATAATATTTATTATACCCTAACTTTTTTAATATTTCTTTTGCTCGTTTATTATTCAATTGAAATATGGATAATCTTTCCTTTTTAATTTGTAATTTTATATTTTCAATAACTTCGTCTGGTATTTGTGTCGATTCTTTCGCTTGAAATTGTGCTAATATTTCTCGGAAATGATTTATTCTTTTATAGGCATAAAAACATACTTCTTTTGGTGGTTCTTTATATGAAGGTTTATCATTATCTATTAAATATTTAACACTTTTTGAGCACATATTACATAACATAATACCTTCGTGTTCTATTGGTATAAGTTCGCCATTATTACAAAAACGGCAAATATCTGTTTGAATTACATAATTATTTATATTTAGAAATGATTCATCATTATTTAACATATATTTTTGAACATTAGATAATTCATTATTATTTAATTCATTATTATCTATAATTTTATTTTTAGGTTTTTTTTTATCTTTTATATTAAAAAAAGTATTTAACATATTACTTTTAGTGGTATTATATGTAGGTTTAATTGTTTTATTTATACTATTATCATTAATATTATTATTAATTATATCATTAATTTCATTTGAATTTTCTGATATATTTTTTTTATCTTCAAAATATTCAAATATATAATTTGAATTATTTAGGAAATATTCTTTTTCTCTTTTTTTTATTGATTTTATTTTAGAAATTATTTCTTTTAAATTATCTTCTTTATTTAATTTTTCATCAATATTTAGATTATCTTGTTTTAGGGATTCTAATAATTGTATTTGTTGTCCTTTTAATTCTGGAAGAGTTTCTAATATATCTTTTTTTATTTTTTCTGTAATTTCTTTATGTTTACTGTCAAGAGTTATTGTATTTTTTTTAACAATTATACATTTTTTAGTATTTTTTGGTTTAAATATAGGCATAATTTAATTTTGTGTTTATTAATATTGTTATATAATTAATATACAGCATCATTTATTTAATTCTAATTTTATAGAATCATTATTTTTTATATAAAATAAATTATAGTTTAAACTATAGTTAATTTTTCTAATTTATTGATAACAATAAATTAATATTATTAATCATAATTATGAACGATAAAAATAATAAAAATAATAAAAATGACAAAAATAGTAATATTTTAATGGGAAATAATTTAGGTATTAATATTGATATTCATAATAATATAGATAATTTAGAAATAAATAATATAAAATTTAAAAAAATTTGTTTTATATATAACGCGATTGAAGATGGATGGAATGTAAAAAAAAAGGAGAATACTTATATTTTTTCAAAAAAACATGAAGGAAAAAAAGAAGTTTATTTAGACAGTTATTTACAAACATTTATTGAAAAAAATATGAATTAAAAATAAATTTTAAAATTTATAATTAAATTATAATTCCAATTTTTTTTTCTTTTGTAATATTATAACAATGGGTGGAGGTTTAATGCAATTGGTCGCCTATGGTGCTCAGGATGTCTATCTTACTGGAAATCCTCAAATTACTTTCTGGAAGGTGACCTACCGTCGTCATACCAACTTTGCCATGGAGTCTATCGAACAGACTTTCAATGGTCAAGCCGATTTCGGTCGTCGTGTCACTTGCACCATCAGTCGCAATGGTGATTTGGCTTACCGTACCTATCTTCAAGTCACTTTGCCTGAAATTGGTCAAAGTCTTGGTCTCAACGGGACCGGACCAGTCCATGCCCGTTGGCTCGATTTTCCGGGTGAACAACTCATCTCCCAAGTCGAAGTTGAAATTGGCGGTCAAAGAATTGATCGCCAATATGGTGACTGGATGCACATCTGGAATCAACTCACTCTTTCCAAGGAACAGGAACGTGGGTACTACCAAATGGTAGGTCAAACTTCTCAATTGACATACCTTACCGACCCTACCTTCTCAAAGGTTGATGGACCCTGTTCCACCGGCAATAGCATTGGTCAAACATGCGAACCACGCAATGCTTTACCCGAAACTACCCTTTATGTCCCACTGCAATTCTGGTACTGCCGCAACCCTGGTCTTGCTTTGCCCTTGATTGCCCTCCAATACCATGAGGTTAAGATTAACCTGGATATTCGCCCTATTGATGAGTGTTTGTTCGCGGTTAGTAACCGACCTGGGGTTGGTGCTTGCACCAATCCTAAAGTCACTGCTGCTTACCAGCAGTCTCTTGTTGCCGCTTCCCTATATGTCGACTATGTTTTCCTTGATACCGATGAGCGCCGTCGCATGGCGCAAAATCCCCACGAATACCTCATTGAACAACTTCAATTCACAGGTGATGAATCTGTTGGTTCTTCTTCTAATAAGATTAAACTTAACTTCAACCACCCTTGTAAGGAACTTATCTGGGTTGTTCAACGTGATGAAAATGTCAACTATTGCGATTCTTTTATATGTGAAAAAAGCATGTACCTATTATATGGTGCTCAACCATTTAATTATACCGATGATCTTGATATTTTGCGTAGTTCACTTCTTGATTTTTCCAGTAAGGAAGGTGTCCAAGCCGGTTCTTTCATCACTGTCGCCGGCACTACGACAGGAGATGATATGTTCGATAATACTGATGCGTACGGTTCTAACTGGGGGTCAGCGCCTATTGGTATCACCACCACCGTCACTGACCCTATGGCGTTTGTTGTAGCTGAGACTGCTCTTACAATGCACTGCTGGGGTGAGAATCCCGTTGTCACTGCTAAGTTGCAACTCAACGGGCAAGACCGCTTCTCGGAGCGTGAAGGTACCTATTTCGACCTCGTCCAGCCTTACCAGCACCACACTCGCACCCCAGACACTGGTATCAATGTCTACTCGTTCGCCCTTCGCCCCGAAGAGCACCAACCTTCCGGCACCTGCAATTTTTCGCGAATTGATAACGCGACTCTCCAATTGGTTCTTTCGAACCAAACCGTCAGTGGCGCTAGCACCGCTAAGGTTCGCGTCTATGCCGTTAACTACAACGTATTGCGCGTAATGAGTGGCATGGGTGGGTTAGCATATAGCAACTGAGCGGCGGCATAACTCTAATTTAAACATTAATTAAATAGACATTAATAGACATTAATTAAATAGACATTAATAGACATTAATTAAATAAAATCATACTATAATATTTATAATATGATTAATAATAATGAAGTTATTGGTTCTAATGATGGTATCATTAAACAAATAAAAATGGTACCAACAAATAAAATAGATTTATTAATAAAATTAGCGATTATAAATAAAATTGTAACTAATGAAGAAAAAATATTAAATTTACGCGATGTATTACCCGATAATTATATATTAGAAGAACAATTAGATGTTTTTAAGGATCGAATAAAACAAAAATATGAATTAGAATTATAATTTTATATAATTGTTTTACTAAAAACTAAAAACTAAAAACTAGTAAACAATTTATTCATATTTGTAATTTCAGGTTTATTCTTTTCTTCTTGAAATAATTTAATCAATAATTCATCATCTCTAAACCGAATACTATAATCATGTTGTAATTTATTTCTACCGACACGACCCATCGCCTGAATACATTTTTCTTGACTCATTTTACCTAAGTCTTTGCTTATATATCCGTGACAAAACTGATAATTCGTTCCGTAAATATAATCAGTTGAAGCAATAATCAAATACAATTTTTGTTCTTGTGCTAATGTTTTCATAATTTCAGTATAACGGTCACTTTTATGGGCGGCAAAAACCCCAATACCCATCATTAATAATAATTTCCACGAATCATGAATATCATCAATTAACATGATTTGTTCTACATTATATTCAGAAATATCGCTTGTATAAGGGGAGGATAACATATTTTTAGTATTAGTGTCATTCGCCTCAGCACTATTATTCATATGCGTATATTTATGAATATGGTCTATTGTATTAGGCACAAAACACGACGGCAACATGACTGATTTCACCTGTTCTCGTAATTGTTCTATTTTATTCATTAATGTTTTCATCTGTGGATCAATACGACCTTCAACCATTTTCTTTTCTTTATGTTCATCTTTTTTATTTCCATCTTCTAAATTTTTTTCCATAACAGAAATTTTCTCGTTAATTATCGTGTTAAATTCAATTGAAGTCATGATATCTTTTAAAACACGGTCTGGTATTTTTGAACTCTGAATACAAAATTGAGCAATTTTATCCATATTATCTGCTAAAAATATGGTAGGTCCATCTGTAAGAGTATACGCGTCACTTGTTACAATGTTAATATTAGAAACCATTTTTTTTGTTCGTGATTGAATCATATCGTTGTATATCATTACCCAATAATCACCATTTAAATGACCAAGAAGTTCCAAATAATATAATTTTATAGATGTCATTGTAATTGTATCAAAAGAGGTAAAATGATTTTCTAAATTATAACGGTTATTCGTAATATAGTGTTTATATTCATTAATATACATAATAAAATTAATCGCTTCATTTAAATCGGTGTAACGCAATAAAGATTTATATTTTTGACATTTTTTCACAACTTCCTGAATTTTATTATAATCATTAAATAAATAATGTGGCATTTCGACATAACCTTCACGATTAATAATTGGAATACTTTTTTTACAATCATAACTGACAATTTCGTGAATAGACGCATTATCAAATCGACTATGAAAATCGCTAATAGTTTCACTAAGTTCATTTAAATGTGGTAATGTTGCCGAAGAAAGAACTATATTTGGAATAATATTTTTTGACCAATTTTCTTGAATAATACTATGACAATAATGACTTTCATAATCCATTGTAATTGTTGGTTCATCCCAATAACAAATAAGTTCTTCTTTTTTATTAAATGCGATCATATAATTCATTGCTGGAATATATGATTTAATATCACAAATCATTATTTCAACTCTATCACCAACTGCATTATCTACTTTTTCAATATTTCCTGTTTTTTTATTTCTACTATATTCTTTTGCCGAAGAATAATGAAGACGAATATCATCTGTATCTGAACAACCAAACGCAAACGCAATTCGTTTTCCCGCAGAAATTGCTGATTTCGCTAATGCTAATCCAACGTGTCGCGCAGCACATACAAATATTATTTTATTTCCTTCTGACAATCCTAAGGGGGACAATGTTTTCCCTGTTCCAGTTGGCGCAATATATAAAACTAATTTTGGATTGAGTTGTTTACAAAGAGTAAATAATTGTTTCTGGTGGTCATATAATGTTTCGTCAGCATATTTTAGTAAATACTCATTTTTTTCAATTAAAGTATATGCAGATGAAACCATTTTAATAATATCTACTTCATCATTTAAATGTGATAATAATGTTTTCACGATTTTTTTAAAATAAATATTAACATTAACAATATTATAATCAATAATTGTTTTTATAGTATAATAATAATAGACCCAATCCTTTTTATTTTTTTTATTATCTTTATTTTTATTTTTATTTTTATTTTTATTTTTAATGTCATTAATTTCTCTCTTCTTTTCATTTTCAGATAATGTTTTTTCATTATAAAGTTCTTCCAATAAATTTAAAATAATATATTCATAAATATCATTTATATGTGTTTCTAATTGTTTATCAGTGTTTTCCAATCTGATAATATCTGCTTTTTTTAATGAATTTTTTAGTAATTGTATTTTGATGATAATAGGTAAATTATGTTTTTTTCCAATATCCAATATTTTATTTTGTAAATAGGTAACATAGATATAATTATCAGTTGCTTCTGTCGATGTTATTTTCATATAAGATAATAATGAGGCAGTATAATTTGTTGTAATATTTACATTATGATATCCCTTTTTAATTAATTCTGTGATTCGGGTTTCATGCGTAGAAATAGGAATCTCGATAGTATTCCATTCTGATTTAGTTAATTTTCTTTGATTTAAATCCATTTTATTTTGAATAAATAGATTATTAGAGATGTGTATATATAATAATATACGAACTCTTTATTTTATTTCAATTTATACAAATAAAAAATAATTTATATAATATAATTTATATAAATGAGTTTAGCAAAATCCGACAATTTTTCTTTATTAAATGATGAGAAATTAAGAATTCCCTTATATGATGATATATTTATTCATAAGGGAGGAAAAATCAGCAAGACCAAGAAGAATAAGAAGACAAAGAAGACCAAGAAAACAAAGAAGAATAAAAAGACCAAGAAAACAAAGAAAACAAAGAAGAATAAAAAGACCATGAAGACCAAGAATACCAAGAAGAATAAAAAGACCAGACTCCAATATAATATTGATACGTTAAAAATAAAATTATTTTTTACACATATTGAAAATGATTTAGTTGAGTTAAATATTAATAGTAATGAAATTACAAATAATATTATAGAAGAAATATTTAATATAGTAAAAAAAGATTTGAATGATAATATGGCAATTTATACAAATTATGATAATAAATATAAAAACGCAATTGTAAAAAGCATTAAAACGGAAGATGAAAATATGGTAATTAAAGTATCTAATCTTCCATCTGGATATATGAAAAAAAATGATTTTAAAGATATTATTATTGACACTTTAATACAACGGTTTAATCCATTGTTTGTGTATAATGTTCGTCGTGTGGTATAATGAAACTATCTAAAAAAATAATCTATAAAAAATATAATCTATAAAAAAAATAATCTATAAAAAATATAATCTATAAAAAAAATAATCTATAAAAAAATAATCTATAAAAAAAATAATCTATAAAAAATTGAAACAGTTTAAATTAAACTAAATAATTTAATATATCATTGTATTGTCTTATAAACAATATGGTTTCTAAACAATCAACACAAGTATTCTCAATTGAAGGTAATATTGGTACAGGTAAATCAACATTTTTAGAAAATCTTAAAAATAATTATAAAAATAACTCAAGTGTTTGCTTTTTAGATGAACCGATTGATATATGGAACTCAATTACTGATAAAGAAGGAATTACCATTATTGAAAAATATTATGGAAATCAAGAAAAGTATGCATTTTCATTCCAAATGATGGCATTTATTTCACGACTCACTTCTCTAAAAAATGCGCTAAAAAACGGTTATGAAATTATTATTATGGAACGTAGTCTTCATACTGATTGTAATGTTTTCGCAAAAATGTTATACGATGATAAAAAAATAGAAGAAATAGAATATTCAATCTATAAAAAATGGTTTAATGATTTTATTAAAGACTTACCAGAAGTTTCATTTATTTATTTAAAAACTGACCCGGTTGTATCATACGCACGAATTTTAAATCGTAACCGACAAGGAGAAACTATTCCGTTGAGTTATTTGGAAAATTGTAATAAATATCATAATGATTGGTTATTCGGAAAAAATAAAATAGATTTACTTGTTCTTGACGCGAGTGTAGATATTAATGATAATCCGCTAATATCAGATGAATGGATTTATAGGATTGAGTATTTTATTGATCATAGGAATTCTTTATTATAATTATATTATTCAAAATAAATTGTTTAATTGTTAATAGTTTAATAATTTAACAATTTAACAATTTAACATTAAAATGTTGTCTACCTTTATATTTTAGTAAATCTTTTTCTTTATATGTTGTGGGAAACATATCATCCCCATAAATATCTTGTAATAATAACCATTCAAATAATCCACCAGGATATATAAAAACATTATAAAATCCTAAACTAATTAATTGCTCATACTTTTTCATAATTGTAGTGTCGCATGCGTTTGTTCCATAAATAATAATATGAATTGTGGTATTTTTTGCGATAAATGTATTTAATATTTTTACTTCGTTATCAATAGAAATAGTTCCTTTAATTAAACATTTTTGATTACTACAATCAAGAGTATTTATAATAATAGTTTTTTCATTATCTTTTATTGCTGTTTGTAAATCTTCAAAATTAATATTTTTAATAATAGTTGAGGATTGTGCGTTTCCCATTATGTTAAAATCTAATTTTTATATTTAAATTTTAACATATTAAATATAAAAATATTAAATATAATTAATCGAAAGAAAGGACAATTTCTACATCTTCTTTTTTAATTGTTTTTGATGCGCTTATAGATAATTCTTCTCTCTTCTTTCTTGTTTTTTGCCCACTGGTACACGTGGTTAATCCAATTTTATTTTTTTTCGATGTACTATTTCTATTATTCATATCATTTTCAATTGATTCGTAATTTCTCTCAATATATGAAATGACATCGTTTTCAAATGCCCATTTAAAAAAATTAAGTTGACCTAGAGTGGTTTGAATATGTGTATCGTTTTTATAAGGAACAATTATTCTTTCCCATCGGCAAAAAGGGTCAAATCGTCGTTTAGCATAAGATTTTAGTTTTAATTTATAATCCTGATAAACCTTAAATCTTTTATTATTGGATTCTACATTATAAACCGTATAATTTTTTTTCGCATAATTTGTTGTAAACCAATCTACAATTCGTAATGATATTTTCGATTCACCATTAATAATATTCAACATTTTATCAATGTTATTTTCTTCCTCATAATATTTTAATAAGTTTTTCAACAATAGACTATTTTGTGTTGTGTATATTGTTGACATGTATTTTATTATTTTAAATAAATTACATTTAAGTAATTAAGTATTTAAGTAATTAAGTAATTATTCATTATTATTTGAATTTTTTGGGATTAAAAAGTTTTGTTGAGTATCTAAATCTTTAATATAGTCATTATCTAACATAAATGGGTTTTGTTTTGTTTGTCCAACCAAATATCGTTCACTTAATTTATGGTTTGCTTCCTCCCGTTTATTATTAATTCTAAATATTTCATTATTATTATTATTATTATTAGATAAGAACATATCATCATTTGAAATATTATTCATAATTGCATTTTCGCATTGCTCAAAATTATTAAAATTATCAATATCATTATTATTGCTATTATTATTGCTATTATTATTGCTATTATTATTGTTATTATTATTGTTTTTTTGTATTTTTTTTAAATTAGGGTTTTCATATTTTAAAGATTTTTCATATTTCTCTCCATTGCTCCATATCAATTCTTCCATAATTATGTTTTATTTTATACATATACTTATAAAATATAATATAGATTATCAACTTATTTATCCTTCTAAATAATCTTTGTTATTTGTTTTGATAATGTAAGTGAATAATGTTTAACAATACTTTATACTCTTAAAAATTGAAATGATTTTTCAGGCAGGTTAATAATGATATATTACCAACAACCAATCAGAAATCACCAAAGATGACTAATGTAATTAACGCATTAGATATTTTGACAAAATACCCCCACATTGAAGATTATATTAAAACATATAATAATTCTGGCGGGTTTATGTTTCCAACTTCACTCAGCAAACAAGAACTAATTTTATACTTAGAAATGTCTAATTTATTAGACAATCCTGACCATTCTGGCGCGTCGTTTAGTTGTATGCTACGGTGTATTCAGGCAGTATTAAATGGCGTTAATACGCGTGAAAATATTCTAATTCAAATCGCGAAAGAGAAAAAACTTGAAAAAGGTATTAAATATAACCCAATTACTAAGAAATTAGAGTTCTCAACAGAAGAGGAAACAATTGAAGAAATAGAATTGAAGAAATAGAATTGAAGAAATAGAATTGAACTTAAAAATATACCTAACCATAAATAAATAAAAAAATTTGTGTTTCCACCTAGATTGTAGAGCGTGTAGAGAGTGTAGAGTGTAGAGTGTAGATTAGTTTTTTCTTTTAATCGTTTTCTTATGCTTTGCTTTTTTAATCGTTTTCTTATGCTTTGCTTTTTTAATCGTTTTCTTATTCTTTGCTTTTTTAATCGTTTTCTTATTCTTTGCTTTTTTAATCGTTTTCTTATTAATGAGGTTCTTAATTCTATTTCGTGATTTTCCTGCGACTTGTCCTATCATTATAGTTAGTTTCGCTAAAATATCAGCATCATCAAACATAGATAAAAATCTTATTTTTTGTTCGTCACTTAATGTTGTTTCAGTTTCAATAAATGTTTTATATCCTTCAATTGATGCTACTTCATCTATTTCTTGTAATGATCCATAATATGTTTGAAATAATGTTCCTTTTGTAAACGAATTAATTAATGTTTGTTTTATTTCTTCTTCTGTTTCTTTTACTGGTCCTTGTGTTTCATAAAAATTAACAATAGCAGTTCTAAATGAAAAAAGTATTTTCTCAAAATTTCCATTTAGACAAGTAGCAATAAAACCCATATCTCCACGCTTTGTTGGGTCAAACGTCTCGATTGTTTGACCGTATCCAGTAATAAATTCATTCATATAATTTTGAGCCCATACTACTTGTATTTCTAACGGTAAATTTTCAATAAATGATATTAAGTCTAAAAACTTGTTATTATTTGATGGTTCTTGAAAAAAAGGATGTCCCCTAATTCCTTCTTCATTATGAAAGACCGCATGATTAATTATTATTTTTCTTTTTTCTATATCTTTAAAAACATCAGTCCATGCGTCTGCAGCATCATCCGATTTGTGTATGGATAAAAGTTTATATAATAATTTTGCGAACCTTACATATCTATTTTCACTTATTGTATTATTCTCGTCGTCATAAGTACCAGTAAGGTTAAAAGCGTCAAATATTTTAAAAATATCTAATTGTCTAGATAATTCGTGAACATCCATGCACGGCGGATTGGCAATATATACAACTGCATCTCCTTGTTTTTGTATTGGAACATCTATGCATTTAAATACATAACCAATATTAGGCATTTTATCTAATTTTCTTTCACTTATATTATTCCATTCTTCTAATGTCGTATTTCCCAAATCTGATATCCCATACCATTGATTATTATTCATTTCACTAATAGGCAATTTAACATGTTTTACATTAGGTGTTAATAATTTTACAATAGATTCATATGTAG